AGATGCGCCAAGTGCGCCACGCAATATGAGGTAGAGCGTAGTATCCATGCCGAGGCATCGGATCCGATATGTTGTGATACGCCTATGAACAGAGTATACTCAGCTCCACCTGTTAGGTTCAACGGCACCGGTTTCTACACCACCGATCATCCTAAAAGATAGGTTTGGGTAAGGGGAAGTACCCAAAGCAAAAGCCACCGATAAATCTCGGTGGCTTTTCTCTTGCCGCTACAAGCCTGGAAGGGTTAGCGAGCGGCAATCCTGTTGTTTACATAGGCTTCTTTAAGTTTATCCATCCATTGTACACAAGCATCCACGTCTTCGTCAAGCGTGAGATAGCCGTACAGTTCTGTGTTATCTAGCCATTGAGTAATGCCAAGCTCTCGCAAGCGTCGGCTAAAGATAACGTATTCATAATCATCGGTTCCATCAACATACTTGATCTTTGGAAGTATGTCTTGACGGATAAGATATGTACAGTGAACGACGTCACACTTGATAAGCCCTCTGACTTCGCCGTTGAGGATACGATAATACGCGTAGTTGTCTTGATAGTAACCCGTTGGGCTGGCAATATTGTGGTAGTTGGCATAAGGCTTATGTTCCTCTTTCCCTAAAGCGTAGCGGATAAGGGGTGCCACCACTGGTTGATTGTATGATACTAATTTCTTGAGCGTGTGAGGTAATACAAAGTTGTCCACGTCGCAGGTGTAGTAAAAGTCTGTCTCCCAAAAGCGTGCTTTATCTATGCCTTCTTGGCGAAGCGCTCCCAGCGCCTTAAACCTTTCGGCATTCCACTCATGTACGCCGTAGTTTTGTACCGGCGTAGCTATGTCGGAGTCATCTACTTCAATAGAAGCCCACTCATACAATGATCTGTCGCTTTCATAGGTAAATGGGCTTTCACGACGCACCTGTTGATCGTCTATCCATCTGTGGATAACATTCGCAGTTGCGTCGTTGTTATTATTGGTTCTAAAATATAGATAGACCCTGTTGCGTGGGTATTCCAAGTCATCTAGGTTGCGCTTAAGCCACTCAGGCAGGATCTTTTCCTTATCCTTTGCCAATATATGGATCAGCACCTTTGGCTTTTGTAATTCCATCAGTAGTATCCCTTCCTGTTTTCGTTGCGCAATGCCGCGCAAGCGTCGTTCTTCCAATGTAGCTTGATGTATAACAAGCCCCATCGTATCTGAGTTTGCCAATTAGTTTTGTAATCAGCACCCATCACTTCATACTTCTCTGCCGGCCATGCTTGGGCTATGCCCAGCGCACCGCCTTTGGAGTTGCGTGCCTTGTAATTCCAATGGCTTTCAGCCGTCCAGAGTTTATCCAGACATACCCACTGCTCACGCGTGGCGCCTTGCTGGTTATACAAGGCTCTGGCATAGTGCTTAGGCGTCTCCAGATGGTCATGAACAGCCTCACAAGGGCAGAAGAAGCCAGCAAATATGCCGACTAGTATTAGGAAGCCAGCCCCGATTGTTCGTCGTCTGTAAATGTATTTTTTGTTCTTGAGAAATATGTAACGTGTAATTGGTTCGGCCTTTCTCTCTTGGCGATATAGGTGGGGAGTATTCCCTCATCGTCCGCGGCTTTTCTTACAATAAATTCCCACTTGTTGGAGTCTTCCGGTATTAGTCCTACTGCCTTGCGCCTTTCAAAGGGTAGAGATGCGGCATAAATGCCATGATCTATGGTAGCTGCGTCTTCCATAGCGTATTCTATACATGAATTATCCGCAAATAGTGGGCAACGTTGGCATGTACGCATAGCAAATATCGCTTTATCTATAAACTTGCGACGATCTGCTGGGCTATGCGTGCGTAGGCTAGTTGCGTCTGGGAACCATAGCTCCGGATCTATACCTGGCTCCGCGCATGCGGGGCTTGCTCCTGGCTTAATACTCATTGTCTTCTCTCTTTTCAATAATAGCGGTAAGGGTAAATGCCATGAATAGGGCAAAGGTGGACATGCCTACAATTACTAGCGTTAATTTCCAAATGCTCACTCTCTGTCATCCATCTCAATATCTGAGACAACGGCAAGGCGCAAAGTACGTCCCCCGCCTAGGTCCTTATCTTGATTTACGTCTTTCAGGGCTTGCTCGTATCCGGCTTGCCATGCGATCTGTATTGCCTCATGTAGGGCGTCTATTGCCTTATGCCCTAGTGTTTCGGTTACTGTTTGGGTCATACTGTTACTCCTGTTTCTTTATAGGTAGCGTTAAGTGGTGGTGGAGTACAATCGCCAAAGCAATCGTCGCAATCTTCTCCATTATTTTCTACTAGATTTTCGCACCCACATTGTGAGTAGCAGTTACAAATAAACATTTCTTCTTCCATTTTCCTGCTCTTTCTGTTTAATAGCTCCGCCGATGCGGGGCTTGCTTAGCTGAACAATAGGCAAAGGCGCGAGGTAAGTCAAGCACCCCGCGCCTTGCTCGTGTCGGTTATTTATTCTCCTTGTGGTAAGCGTTTAATAAATCTCGGATGTCAGATAGTTTGTCCTCGTCTGAGTGTTTGCTTGGGTCGCCGTCTAAATACATTTCCAGCAAACCAAAAAAATCTATGCTCATTGCCCTGCCCCTTCTGTTTTGTTAGTGTTGTATAGCCAATCAAAGTCCACCCCATTGGTGAGCCTGTCTATCTCTCTGTTCGCGTGGATAAAGCGGGCTAAGTTTTCTACTGCTTCATCCTGTTTATCCGGATCCTTGACCTGTTCATAGAATACCTTCTCGCATAGCTTAGCCTTGGCCTTCCAATAGGCGAGACGATTCTCGCTCATACTGTCCACCCTTCACTAAGTAACCCGTCTAGTAAGTCTCCGACATTGGCTAAGCACTTTACGCCGGCGTCACTCTTTCCGTATTTAAGGGTAAGCGTGTCGTATAGCTCACCTATGCCGTCACTCATGTCTCTAATTTCTTTAGTTGTATATCCCAATAAGCTCATGCCTTAACCTCTATTTTCTCGGTCTGTATTCTTTCATAGAATTGTGAGAGAGTTTCCTTCACATAATTAGGGCATGACTTTTTATGCTGATCGTACACATATTGGTCGCACGTAAAGCAGTTATTGTTATTGTCATAAATCTCGCTCATTATTTGTTCCCTTCTTCTTTTAGGTCATTAACCCATGTTAGGGCAGCAAGCCATGCCCCATGCGTTTCTTTTTCTGCTTGGCTAATTTCTGGTTTTTTTAATTCTTGATTAAGCCAGGAAATTTCGTAGTTAATCCTCTCCTGTTTGCTCATAGTGTCCTTCATTATGCGTTTATCTCCTCTTTTGTAAGTTGCCGGACAACCCATGAAAGCGCCTTATCCCAGCCTTCTAATAGGCCTAATTGGGTAGAGTCGTCAGCTCTTTCATATTCTTTGCTTATTTTTGCCTTCTCGGCATAGATTAGATTCATTAGTTCTTCTTTATTCATTATTTCGCCACCTTAATAGATCCGGTTAGTAGGCCATTGACATGGCTTAGTGTCTCTATAGTTCCCTGGATATAGTCCGGCGTATGGCCGGACCAGCCGTTGTCCTGGATATCGCGCATAAACGCGACAATATAATCGTTAATCTGCTCATTAGTCATCGGTTTATCCTTTCTTCAACCTCTGCTATCCAGGCAAGGGTTGTCTCTATTTCATTTTTTAAGTCGGCCTTAGCCTTCTCTAGTCGGGCATTTAATAGGCGTAAATTTTCCCATTGTTGGTCGTTCATGCCAGCACCTTAAACTTCTCAGCTCCAACGGTATCGCCTACTGATTCGCATAGATTAGCCGCGCATAATGCGCATAGATATTGTGCCGCGTAGTATCCCGACACGTTGAACAGTGCTTTACGTTCGCATTTATCGCATTTATTCATGTTATTACCCTTCCATAGGTTGATCCGGTAGGTCTACCGGCCTATACGCTAGGGTAATTGGCCCTAGCGCATAAGTCAATGACCCGGTTATAGTGGCGGCGTTAAGCTAATCGTATACCCGTGGCCATTCCACCATAGGCCGCAACTAATAAACACGATTAGCGCGGTTAGGCTTAGCCAGAAGATAACTCGTACGCCGGTGCGTATCCTGTAATAGGCGCGGCTTCTCATCGTGGCTCCCTCATCATAGACATGAGAGAGATAGGCCGGACATAGTTAGCCGGTAGGTTAAATTCCCAATAGCCATCCGATATCATGCCGCAGACTTTACGCCTAATAGCTTCACAGTAGGCCTTAGCGAATGAATAACGCCACGTGTTACTCTCGCATGCTTGATACTCATAACACGCGATGGCGCCTAATATCTCCGGCAGTGGTACGTCGTAGATAGGTCGCCAGGTATCTTGTACTAGGTCATCATGAATTAGGCCGTTAGGGTCATCGTAGCGAGCTTCTAGGCTCACTTTATTAGCGTGCCATAGTTCGCGCACGATACTATCCTCATCCCCGCCGCGTATCTCCACGTAACGCTCGCCATAGGTGCCGGTTACTAGGTTTAGGCCTTGCGTAGGCCCGGCTTGATCCGATTCTAGATATACGTATGTTGTATGTTGTGAATCGTATAGTGTCGCCACGCTAGCTAATAGGTCTAGCGTGTCACTGTTGACCATGAATGCACTCATGCCGCCACCGGCTTAAATGCCGCGCGTAGTGCCGGCGTGCCTAGTGCTTGATTATCCTTCTGATACTGCTTGACTAGGGCCTTAGCCTTAGCTTCCGTGGTTTCAACGCTCACCCATTCAATGCCGGCGTTATCGGTCATAATTAGGTGGACCTTAATTGACTTAGCCATATTCTTACCCTTCCATAGGTATTTAGATCCGGTTAGTTACCGGCTACCGAGCAGGGTAGCGATACCCTGCCCGATAGTCAATGACTACGCGTCTACTAGATCTTTCAAGCGTGTCGGACTATCTTCCGCTATTGGGTCGGTATCGCGCACGTCGAAGACATAACGCCACGTGAAGCTCATACGCTCACTACCGGCTTCATCGGTATATATGCCTAGCGGCACTAGGATAGCGCTTCCCTTGCTTCCCTTGCGTACGATTCTCCCGGCCTTGCGCCACTCATGGAATCCGGCGCAATTAGTCGCCGCCGGATCCTGGCTAAGGATCATGAGGCAATTATTAGGCGAGAATCTTCCGGCTAGGCGGAATGGAATCTCTAGGCCTTGATCTTCTAGGGCCGCGGCGGCGGCCTTTAATTCCTGAATAAATGCGATCTTCTGTTCCTTAGTGCGTGCCATGTTCTTATCCTTCCAATATATCGGCCGTGTTGCCGATAAGTGAAAGATACACGCGGGGAATCGTGCGTGTCAATAGGCAATTAGTGTGTTTCGCATCACTATTTATCGCCGGTTATGTCTGCCTATGGGTAAGGGTTTAGGCGCCGGTTTAGTGTCGGTTATGGGTCGTTATAGGCGGTTGTGGGTCGTTATGAGCGGTTTCTATAGTCTCCCCTTATTCACCTAATAACACGCTTTAACGCTACCGATACGCCTTATACCCACCTTTATTCGCCTTAGTACGTACCGATAAGCCCGGATAATCGCCGGTAATCGTGCCGGTAATACGCCAGGATAGCCGGCGAGCTAGGCGGTAACACGATCCGGCGACCGGTTTCATGACACGTTCAACCCCAGGGTTTTTAACGTAGGCGGTGTGGTACTGGTACTATCCACCCAAATATTTTTTCTAAATATAGGGCCGTGTGACGAAAATCTTTTTTACAAAGTAGGCGTAAAATACTGACTTTAAAGAGTGTGACGAACATCACACACCCATATGCGGGATAAAACGACTTTATCCCGCCTTAGTATATATAGGGATATAAATAATCTACACAGGTAACGTTCGGCTCACGGCAGGGTGAGCCTCAAGCGAACAATGCCGGTGAGACGAACTACGGTTTACCCAATGGCAGCCTCTACGGGCTGCCTTTAACCCATAGGGTTAGGCGCTGAAGGCGCCCCCTAAAGATAACCCAAGTGTTGCCCATAGGCAACGCTTCGCGGTAGGAGAAATAGGTTTATGAGTAAACCAAAGTCTAATTCATACAAATTAGCCCCAGAGGCTAGCCTTTCGGCTCCAGAGGCAAAGAAGCGCCTTGTCGCGCTAATTGCCGATGGAGTGACTGTTGAGGATGCTTGCCGCGCAGTCGGCAAGTCTATCAAGTCTTATGAGTACTATCGCTCTAGCGACCCACAATTTAAAGAAGCTATTGATCTGTCTAGGGTCATTCAAAAGCGTAAAGGCGTCGTGGCTGATGAAGACGCCGAAATCTCGTTTGAGGATTTTCGTGCCAAGTATTTAATGAGCAAGACCTTCCCCCATCAACGCAACATTACCTCGTTGCTAGAAGAAGGGGAGCCTGCTTGGCTCCACGGCAATATGACTTACGAAAAAGGATTCCCTAATTACGTTTTGGTCAATATGCCGCCCGAGCACGCCAAGAGCATGACAGTCTCCATTGACTACGTAACCTATCGGATTGTCACCAATCCCAATGTTCGTATCAAGCTCGTTTCAAAGACTCAGGCAATGGCTAAAGAATTTCTCTACGCCATCAAGCAAAGACTCACATCACCCCAATGGGCAGAACTTCAAAGGCGCTACGCGCCAGTAGAAGGCTTTAAGGCTACCGCTGAGAAGTGGACAGCCGACACGATCTACCTAGAACGTGAATCAGGTGAAAAAGATCCTACCGTCCAAGCCCTTGGTATCGGTGGACAGATCTACGGCGCACGTGCCGATCTTATTATTTTGGATGACTGCGTCACCCTTGCCAATGCTGGTGAGTATGAAAAACAGATCCGCTGGATTCAACAGGAAGTACTGACTCGTGTCGGTCCTACTGGAAAGATTCTCGTTGTCGGTACTCGTGTAGATCCAATGGATCTTTACCGCGAGATGCGCAACCCTGAGCGTTACCCAGACAACGTTAGCCCTTGGACATACTTGGCTATGCCAGCAGTCCTAGAATTTAAAGATGATCCAAAAGACTGGATTACCCTTTGGCCTAAGTCAGATCGTCCTTGGGATACTGATACTACCCCAGCAGATAACGATGGACTTTACCCGCGCTGGAATGGACCGCATCTTCGT